GAAGTAATTTTAGCGTCAGCAGCCGAAGACAAAGGACCCCTCATCCTAACCCCGATTAATTCTAAAAGTTTTTTAACACTAGTTCTTTGATTAGCCGTAGCCAAAAAGTTTTCATTAGCAAGCATATCAGCCTTCATCGACATGACTGAACCCATATAAGCTACAAGTTCTAAGAACATCATCCCCAAATCAGACTCAACAAAGTACTTATAGTCTCTAGGGTAAACTACTTTAGCGTAGTCAATTAATGAATTTCTTAAAGTAAGAAAGTCTGTAGCTGCAAAATTGATTAGCGAAGGTCTCTTGGTGATTGGGACCTTCGCTAATTTCATAAAGTCCGATGCTATTGTTCCTGAAAAATTCATAGTATATNTACCTCGACATCAAATATCTCTAAATCAGCAGTATCTAATTTTAACGACAAAACTACCTTAAGAGAATTTCCTCCCGCTGGTCCTGTATCTCCNAAAGGGAACACTGCAAGTTTTGCAATTTGGGCTCCTACAATATAATTAGTAAATGAATATTGAATTTCTCTCTTTATGCTTTCAAAAGTATTTTCATCTAAAGGCTGAAAAAGATAGCGTCTTAGATTACAACCAAAGTTTGGTAGCATTACACGCTCCCCTTTTTCTGTTAAAAGAAGTTGTTGGACAGCATCTCTAATCATTTCAATCCCAGATTTTTTAGCAAAAAAATCACCCCCGCTTGCTGACCCTAAAGGGAAATCTAACCCGTAAACTTCCTGCCTTTGGCCAACAACAGGCTGTTTCATATACCTAGGAGGTATTTTTCCATAAACTGAAACTGTTTGATTAGCTGCCATTACATTTTTATATTCTTGAAGAAGCCCTGTTGAGCTTTATAATTTTTAGAAACTTCTGAATTATCTAGGGCTCTAGAATAAAATTTTAAGCTTCCTAGATATCCACGCAACCCGCTAGTAATTCCCCCCCTATCCCCTCCCAGGAAATTACCATACTGATACATTCCATCCGTATAACCACCCCCCACAATCCACGGAGTATAGAAAGTATTAAGGAGTGGGCCTTGCTTTAAAACTGAAGGACCATCAACTGTTGTGGAAGAATATTGGAAACTATTATTTTTCTTAAAAGAGGGTAAACTTGGACTCACTCCAGGAGCCACACCAAAAACATTTGATATAGAGGAGGTAGCCACCAACGATCCATCAGCAAACATCTTTATAGTATTTGTTCTAGGATCAACAGTTACATCAATCAACACAAACTGAGAAGAAACACTTCCAAAAGTAGTGGCGGAAAGATCTACTTTCATTTTATAAAAAGTTTCTATTGNAGCGCACTCGTCGATATTAATCCAAGAAGCAGAAGATAAGTCTCTAGATTGGGTTGGTGCTATAAAGAAACTTAACGAAGATGTTGGATCATTATCAAAATTATTGTTACTATAACCTGATAATCCTAATCCAGAACCTGCTTCAGTAATTCTTCTATCCCTACTAAACCCACAAACCATCCCCCGCACAAAGTCTTCTCCTCGTTTATTTTCTAAGAAATCTAGATCACGCTCCGCTCCTACATGATCAACAGCGGAAACCCCCGATGCAGTCCCAACATTCTCACTTGCCAGAATAACCTTTGTTAGAGAAGACACTGTGGAACTCAGCCACCCAGCCGCCCCATCCATAATATTTGGAACATGAGCCCAGCACTCCATAGTAAATCCAGTTGACGAATAAGTTAGATCTCTGAACTCCTTGGTATCAGGAAGTTTGGCGTATGAACCTAGTGCTGATGCAGCAGCAGTATCACTTGATTTATTTTTAACAATTCCTTCAAAATATGGAATAGCTAATCCAGAAACAAAGACACTTCTCTTAGAGGGTCCCACCAACTGAGCATTATTGTACATATCTTCTGTAGCGCAGTTAGTTGTGGGGAAAGCAAGAGAAGAAGGCAACTCCAAAGTAGTTTCTAAGAAATTATAAATTGCAAACAAGTCTTTATCTACAATCTCATCAGTAAGAGACAACACAGTTCCTGCCTGGGCTGAAGAGGGGGAATAAAGAATACTTCCCCTCCCAACAGTGGGAACCTTTAAATGGTCGAAGAAAATAGATGGGGGTTTTGGGCTAGTCCTAGTATACTTAGCATTAATAGGAAGAACAATCCCAACCACATCAGCTTGATTAAAAATTAAAGCATTTTGCTTTTCTAAATCAACTTCTAAATTATAATCCGCTAAGAAGGAGAAATCATTGATTGGAATCTCCCCAGGAGGGTAAATAGGCCCCCTAGCATCCCCATAAATTTGAGGTGCCTTTACAGCAATCTCAATCTGCTTCTTGCGTCTATTAATCTTATTGTTATGATTAGCAATATCAGAGATAATCAAATTTCGCTGATTAGTTACAATAGAAGAATCTACCCCATAGTCAGCCAGATAGGTTTGTAAATCAGCAGATAAATCATAAGTTTGTTTATCCCGCTGTTGCTTCAAAACGGAAAGGAAATGATCCTCATCATAATACATTTGTAGCCCGATACTATCATCAATCCTATTAGGATCAAACAAATTATCAGTATACTTATTAAGAGATTTGATAGAGATAGCTTGCCCCTTCCCGCCAAGGTTAGGATCATAATCATAAGTCCATTGATCCCCAACAGGAATAATTCCTGAAATAGCTAGAAATACGGGATCTAAACCGCCNCTCTGAGAATCATAATACAAGCCATCAGAGGTTAATACATAGTGCCCACCAACCGAGAGGGGAGGACCATATGTAAGTCTAAATATTTCTTTCTCATCAATTCCAACCTCAGGATCCTCCAAAGAACACCTTTTATAAGTGGTTGAATCAAGAAAAGGATCAAGTTCAGAAGAGTCTAAGAAACACGGCTCAAGTGAAGGATCAACAGCCCTAGCCTCTAAAATAGTGTTAATAGCATCTATCGTAGTATTACAACTAGCCTGAAAAGAAATAGCCTGTGCAAGATTAGCCTTATCACCAGCATACATAGAATTAAATAATTCTTCACTAGCTGAGGCATCTAAAGTGGTTCTTGCATCAGCCGAGTTTCCTGATTGAAAAGATTGTAAATCTTTAAATTTATTTAAACAATCTTCTACACCACCCGCCAAAGCTTGTATATCCTGATAGTTTTGATAAAGTCCTGCGCCAACATCCGCTGCGTAATCGAGAGCCCCCAAAAGGCCACCCAAATTATCACCTTCTTGTTTCNCGTCATTATCTATCCCCATCCACGAAGTATCGGAAATCCAAGTCCATACCCCTCCCTCAGTAATAACTTCAAATACCCCTGTACTCATTCCCAGCTTATTAAAAACTGCTGCAACATTTTCTTTAGCTTTAGACTTTCCTATATTTAATTTAGATGAAATACTACTTAGCACCCCCGAAGGTAATAAACTTAATGCATTTCCTGCTAAATTTAACATACAACTAGGAACACCGAAAGACATACCCATAGCTTGTAGGGTTCCAGTCCCCGTTGTTCCTTTAACCTTTAAAAATGTTTCTAAATCAAATGTTGACATAATTACCTCTTAAGGATATTTAGTTATCCCANTGTNCCCATAAGAACTTTGTTGTCCTTGAGTATTTGGGGAGGAGGGGGACGCTCCATCGGCTAAGTTAATCGTAGGGGCATCTATATTGGCAGTGTTTTCTGATTGAACCTCCAAAGAACCTCCGCTCCTAATACTAATAGAGTCCGCACTTTGCATTCGTATTTGTCCACCCGCTTTCATATCTATATTTCCACTAGCGTCTAAACGAATATCTCCCCCCGTTTTAATAACAATAGCACCATCCTCTCCATTTGTTTCTATTTGAATTAATTGATTATTGCCATCTTTTTTCAAACACTCAATAAAGATACGACCTTGTTTGGCTTGAGTAAAAACATTTACATCTTTCCATTTACTCTGAATATTTACATTTCCACATATTAAGGACTCCCCATACTCAGCTCCATTAGCTTGATTTAACAGCTGTAGTTCTCGTCCTCCCCCACCTATCACAATATCTGTTTCAGATTCATGATTAATTATTCTTTGAGGTCCTGCTGTGTCTATCAATAAAGCTCTATCAGGAACTTTCTCATCTTCAGGAGAACTTGTAAGAATCATCCTACTACAATTTCCAGAATCTAAAATGACAGAATCAATAGAAGGACTATCATTTAAACTAAGAACTTTATT